GAAGTCGTCGGCAAATCCCAACGACTTCCTATCCTCCGCAAGATCGTCCGGTATACTCTCGTAAAAGGAGTCCACAACCTCGTAAGCCACGTCAGAAAGTGACTTTCTCAGCAAGACCCGCTTAGCAGTATCAATGTCCATCGGACCCTCGATCTGTATTATTTACTTATTCTTCTCCAAGAAAATTCTTGAGAACTTCTACGGAGGCCTTGACCAAGTCAAAGTCGCCTTCGCTGGCTTCCTTGGCTGCTTCCTTCCTCTTCGGAAGGTTCTTCGGGTCCTTCATCCTATCACGGACGCCCCAATGGGTGGCTTCGCGTCTCTTGGACTGTTCCTTCTGTTCGTCAGTCGAGGCGGCCTCGCCGGCTTCACGCTCTTCCTTCTTGAGAGGCTTGGTCTTCTTCGCCATGATCTTTGCCATGTCGCCAGGATCAGGGGCATCACCAGAATCCACCTCGGCCTGAGTAGGAACCTGCGAAGGCTTGCCCTTCTCCAGGTAATCTTCAAGGACAGCAATGGCGGCCTTGACCAAGTCTAGGTCCGTTTCGTCCGTGGACTTGTTGCCGAAGTTGCTGTCGTCGCGGTCTTCGTCCTCGTCAGGAGGAACAGAGGAGACGTGTTCGACGGCTTCCTTGTCCTTGCCCTTACCCTTTTTTGACTTCTGTAAGAACTCGAACTCGCCTGGGCCGGACTTCACCAGCGTAATTTCCGCCTCTGGGTCCTGTGACTTCAATATTTGATCTTGAAGTTCTGGAGTGAGGCTTTTGATGACACTAATCATCGTAAACTGATCCTCGTAACGTAACATTTTTCTCTCCTTTTAGTTAAATAGAAACATCATCATGTCTCTTTTTATCCCAATATTTTTTTCTAGATATGCTAATGTTTTGTATAGTCTTATTTGAATGATGTTTACCATAAAAATGATTATTTTCGCCTATTTTAGCCACACTCATTTTTAACTTTGTTTCTTCAGAACGACAACTACCAAAATTAGGACTTTTTTCACCAGTTTTACCATACATCGGATTGTCTTCTGCTACGCCAAATCCATCTCCACCTCTTGTTATATTATAGCCAATAAGTGGATTTGTAGAATCATAAAATTTTATCCAAAATACTTCTTTTAATTTTTGCTCTTCCTTGTTTTCTGCAACATCTATAGTTACTTTTTTAAAATTTTCTTTACCGTACTTAGAAAGAGCACACTTAAAGCTTTTACCGGAACCTAAATAGCCCTTTCTTTTGTTTGAACCACAGGCCTTGCCGATATATATCTTCCCATTAATCAAACAGGTTGTCTTATATACGATCATTTTTTTACCATATTTTTCTTCTTTTTGTGCTTTTTGCCCTCTTCTTTGATAAGATCCATGGGTTCACCACCCGGACCGGGAATAGCGACAGAAGTGCCAGCGCATTTCTTCATTGCCCTACTGTATAAATTACGCGTAGTTTTGAATAAATCTCCGCTATTTGTAGAATTTTGGACATTATCGCCCTTGTCTTGAACATTGTTAACCTTGTCTTTCGCTTCGCTCAATTTTTGCCTTATCCTGACGTACCTCTCGTAGTTCTTCATTACCTTCTTGTGGGACAGTTCTGGACCAAAAAGTCTCTCCGACCTCTGTTCCACCGTCTGCTTCTTGGCCTTGGTGAGCAAATTGTCCAACACCACCGACAACTTGAGAGGTTTCGGAGTAGTGGAACCGATGTCTACAGCGGGGTCGTCGTCGTTGAACTGCTGGTCGTTCTTCTGCTGTGTCGTGTCAAGTTTGGCCTGGTTCTTCACCCTCATTGTCGAAGCCGTTACGGTTCCATGTGTCAACCTAGGACCCATAGGAGACGAAGGTATCATCTTGCTCATATCTTCTGTATAAGCCTTTAACAGACCGTCTTTTGTTACCGGAAGAACGAGTCTTCCTCTCCAAGAATGAGTCATTTACTTCAGTCTGTCGTACGTTGATTTTGACTTGTGAAGTTCCATTGTTTTTTCTAAAACATCTATTCTGCTTGTGTTGACCCTCTGACGTTCTTCCATGACAGCAGCTTTTTCAGCCATCGACACGAAGTTGGGCCGTCCCGACTGAATCAGTTCTGCGACCGTCACCCTGCGGTCAAGATTGCCAAGTTGCGTCAGCATATAGAAGATCACGCCTAAAGCTGGAAAGATAGCAATCTGAGATATCTTGAAAATCGTGTCCCAAGGAATACCGTCCTTCGATTTACGAATAACGAGCGCTTCGTGGCCATCGGTGACTTCTTCTAGCGCAGATTTGATATATTCTCTTAACTCTTCTTTTGTAATGTCATTCATCGTAATTACCCCTAAAATAGATAAGAGTCTGGAATTTCGAGTTTCATGTGGACCACCCTCGGCAAATTTTCCCAAGTCTGTGTATCCGTCAACTTGTTTCCGCCTGCGGTGAACCCTCTTATCTCGTGATTCGCGCTGATAATTATGTACGAAGGGTTAAAGCTGTAGTAAATGGAGAACGCCATCCCGTCCGGAGGAAAGTGGTTACCGGTGACCCAGAAGAGTCTGCCGTCGGCATCGACGTCGACGTCCCTCTGGTCCGCATAAGCGTGAGTGCAGTCATACTGCTTCCCGTCGTTGTCGATGACCCTCATGAGTTCGACTATCCTGTAGGTGAACGAGTACTTCTCCATAGAAGTCAAATACTGTTTGACCTCCGACCTGAAAGTGACGGAGTCCTTGAAAACCACCCTGTCCCTTATGTTCACTTTGTCCGTCGGTAGCAGGTTGAGGGAAGCGTATATGTTCGCCATGATCCCCTGTTCAGGGACCCTGTAGGTGAGCGTCGCTTCCTCCCTCTGGAAGGAGTACGGGATCGCCTTGATCGCCCTATTAAAGACATAAGCCCATCCGGTGCCGTTGCACAGGGTACAGGAGAGTTTCTGGAACTTGTGTTCGACCTGCTGCGTCTGCACCGTGCAGGGACAGATCATGGTGTTGTACCAGTCCCAGTTCGAACCGTAAGAGTTGATGAGCGAGATCACGGCCTCGGTGTTGTAATCTATCTTGCTAGGTTTGAAGTTTAGCCTTGCGGCCCCAGTTGAGACAGTCATTAGGCCAGTGCCGCCATTCTGATTCCGTAGTAGAAGTCCTTCAGCATCTTGACTAAGTTCTGGTTCTCCCTCTCGTACTGTCTGGTCCTCGCCGAATAAGCGTGGTTTTCAGCGGACAGAGTAGTACTGACGGACTGTGATAGACCGTCGACACCGATGGAGTAACCAGCAAGAGCGGCCTGACCACCAAGGGCTATTTCGCCGAGGACCGCCAACACTCCTGAGGCGGCAAGGTTTCCTATCAGTTGCGCGAGCGCTCCTGGCAACTCGTCATCCGGTTCGAATCCAGAATCGTACTTGACAAGTATGATCTGCGGAACGTAGGTCGTCGAAGAGAGGAGTGGCATGAACATTATCAGTTGGTTACCAATGGCTGCGGAAGTAAGTATACCGTAGTATGGAATGAGTTGTAACTGGGAATTCTTCTTCTTCAGCTGTATCCATTCCTGGGGGATGTCTATGGTGCTGGTTATGATGTTGAGCTGGAGGCTCTTGACCTTAATGGAAGGTCTCCTGTACATCTGTAGGAAACCGTAACCGGAAGTCCACTCCTCCAAGCGGTAGTCGTGGCGCTCCTGGTTGTCGACGTGTTTGTCTATGTCTATACCAAGCAGAATCTCTGCCTGGTTCTTGGCCGAGTTGATGTAGAAGTTGAGAACATCGTCAGTCAGAAAGTCGTTGTCGTAAGAGATCGGAATCCTGTACAGGTAGGCCTCTTTCAACCAGTCAGGTGTTAAGTCACTAAACAGCATCTGTCACCTCAGCCCTTGTAAGGTACGTAAGCTACGGTGCCAGTGGCTCCACCCTCAAAATTTATCACAAGTTCTTTCCCGGGCCTGTAATGACAGAACGGAGCCGAAGAGAAGAATTCCGACAGGTCGACCGGGCCGGCTGCTTGTGAATAAGTGAAGAGACTTTCTGTTATTACTCCGGCGTCTATGGTCCCAAACCCTATCTCAACGGACCTTCCTAAGGTCCTGAGCGCCGTGATTATGAACCTGGTACCGACACCTTCCGGTTGTAAAACAACCTGCGAAGTTCCGGTCTTATAAAAATTCCTGAATCTTATGATCGATGCCGTGTTGTACGAAACGGTCGGAAGAGGCGAAAATGTCATGTCTGAAGCGGTAGCAATCGTCATGACCCCTCCTAACTAGAACGAACAAAAAGATCGTTTGTCTTATTTATCATTGGGAAGCCCTCAGTCTTTCGATTCTGTCTTTGTCTTTTCTGCCTTTTTCTTGGTCGATCCTTTTACCGATTCGGGCGACGGAGGTCCTGGTGGTGGTGCAAGTTCGACGATGACCGGTGGGTTTTCTGCCACCGGTTCTTCGTCTTTCGGTCTTACGTCAAACACCACTTCCGACGGTGCTTTGACTTGTGCCTGTATGATCTTCGCGCTGGCGAACTGGTCGCCAACTACGTTGTTGTTTAGAACGGTCCCTCTGCCTGGAATGTAAATGTAATCGTTCGACATACTATTTTCTCCTTAACCATGACTTTTTTTTAGTACACTGTGTTGAATACGACATAATCGAAAGTTGCGGCCGTGTGCGCGTTGTCGGCATCATGGGTGACGGTGAAACTACCATTTATCACTTCTGACACATAAATGCCTGCCGTAGCATTCGTACCACCAAGAACCATGAGAGCTGCCTGAGCACTGGTTGCCGTGAGCTGTACATGAGCTCCAGCAAGGATTCTCACGTCAGAAAGAGTGGTCGTCGCAGCGTCTTCTATTGTCAGCGTTCCTGTTATGAAGTGTACAAAATCGGAATCGTGTCCGTGTCCGACCCACTTCTGGATCGGATGAGAGAGCACGCTTGCGGTTGGTGTAGTAGAGGATGTCATCTATGTATCTCCTTGTTAAACGAATATTACGTAGTTGAAGGTTTCGGTTCCGGCCGCTGTGTCGTGCGCGACCGTGAAACTTACCCCGTTGCTGATCGCCGAGATGTAAGCGTTAAGGCCTGCAGCCGCGGCAGAAGTCGGCGTCAAGAAGATCTTGTTACCAGTCCCTGCGGAAGCAGTGGCAACTATGGAGGTCGCACCGCCAGTTGCTGTGAACGTGCCTGTCACCTTAGCACCTGCAAAACCGGAGTAACCGGAACTGCCTGCTATGCCGGAGTAACCGGAAGCAGGAGAAACGCCGGAATAACCGGACGCGCTCGTCGCTCCAGAATAACCGGAAGTGCCAGCAATACCAGAATAACCTGAAGCCAGCGTCACACCGCTGTACCCAGAGAGACCCAAGATTCCGGAGTAACCGGAACTGCCTGCGATACCGGAGTAACCTGATTCGCCAAGACTCTCTCCTGAGAAGCCAGAGTAACCGGAAGTTCCAACGATACCAGAATAACCGGAAGTTCCGACGATGCCAGAGTAACCTGATTTACCGGAATACCCAGAAATTCCTACGATACCGGAGTAACCCGAGTCCCCAGAGAAACCAGAGTAACCGGATCTACCGACGATGCCAGAGTAACCTGACTTGCCGGAATATCCAGAAGTTCCAACGATGCCGGAGTAACCGGAACCGCCCACGATGCCGGAGTAACCGGAACCGCCTATGATGCCCGAGTAGCCAGAAGCACCCATTCCTGAGTAACCGCTGAAGCCGGAGTAACCGGAACCGCCGGTCGCACCGGCTCCACCCGACATTCCAGAATAACCGGAGAAACCTGACAGACCGGAAATTCCTTGCGTGCCTATTCCAGGCGCACCGGAAGCTCCGCTAAAGTCCGAGATCTCCGACATGGTGTGCGAGTGGTTGTGAAAAGTGTTTTCGTACTTGAAGCCGGATGGCGTGTAGTCTGACATATCTTACCTCCGTTAGAGTTGAAAAAAAAGAGGGGACCACCAAGTTTGCCCAGCAGTCCCCTCCGTTTCGCCTTTTATTTATCTATACCTTTACGTTTTCTTCTCTGACCTGTTATTTACAGATTAGAGCCTGATGTTTATCACTCTCGTCCACTTTTGTGGGACAAAGATAATTGGCATCCCGTAAAGCAAGATCATCCACTTGTAGGCCGGTGCGATGGTGGCAAGGTCCATCTTTACCAGCGGTGCAAGCTGCCTGAACGTCAGTACGTCCGAGGTGTTCTGTCCGATGAACGCCGTGTAGGTGTTGGGAAGTCTCTTTCCGTCCCAGTCAAAGGTCTGACCGGCATTGGTAAGAGGAAGTCTCTGCACCCAGTAACAGGTGGCCGCTTCCGCAAGAACTTCTGAGGCCGCCGGTTCGCTGACGAACAGGTTAAGGTACTCCGCGTTGTCCGCAGCCGTCGCATCAGGACCGCTGAGGGTCATTCTGATCGTCTGAGAGGCGCTGACGGTATACGCAGCGGAGGTGTTGGTAGCGGTCGCGAAAGGCTGTCCGCTGTTGATGGCAAGCGTCTCACCGTACTTGTTCTCCCAGGTGTACTGGACCCTGTACCAACCGGCTCCAGGAGCGGTCACTACGGTACCAGCGTTAGAAGCGGTGACGGTAAGCGCCTTTGCGGCGGCCATCGTGTCGCTCTTCAGGATCTTGGAGGCCGTAGGAGCAGTCCTTGTCTTCTGGAGGAAGTAGGTCGGCTTCAGGTTGACCTTTCCCGCCTGGGTCATCAGACTGTCCACGTTGATGTTGAGTTGGGTGTTGCCCTGAGGCGTAGGAAGGACGATACGCTGAGCGGCAGTGCCCGCGAACTCGTCGTTGATCTTCGCCAACAGTTGGTACGGAAGGTAGATGTCAGTTGGGAAACCGAACTGGTCGACTACTGTCTGAGCCAGAGAGTTTACGACGGTCGTGAAAGGCGTTGTGGCCAGGTTCACGTTGCGCATGTCGTAGTTGTTTCCACCACCGGTACCGATTCCGGTCGCTCCACCGATCTGCTGATCGAGGCCCGCCCACTCCACGTATTCTGCGGCGTCACGGCCCTTATCGTTGCCCCAGAAGAGGGCGTTTTCGATCTGGCGCAGCATCCACATGATGCCGTTGCTGTTCTCCTGAGCGATAACGTCAGGAACCATCGTACGAACGAGGGTCATAGGGTGGGAGACCGAACGGGTCGTTCCCACGTACTTGACCAGGGCTACCTTACGTAAGTAGTCCGACGTGGTTGAGTAAGGAAGTTCGCCTTCCGTCACAAACCCACCGGTCTGAGTTCCGTAAGAGGTCAGCTGGTTGTATTCCTCAACGGTGCTGTAAGCAGGCGTCTTAGGAATGTCTTTCCAGAAGTTGATGTGCTTGTCGGTGAAGGTGATGACCTTCAGCGAACTGTCAAGCGACTGCACCCTAAGTGCCGCGCCGCCGGTGGTACCGTCAATTGCGATACCCGCGGTTGAGACTCCGCCTGCGAGACCAAGAGCCGCGGCACCTTCCAGCGCCTTGTTCAGCTCCTGAACGTCTTGGCCGGACCCAATCCCGAATCCGTTAAAATCTAACATTTTTGTCCTCCGTTAGAATTTGTTTAGAGACCTAGAGAAGTTCTAATGTTCTCAGGTATTACGTTAATGTCCCCAGATGTCTCAAACTTGACCACCGTGTGAGGATCTACTCCTTGGCCCTTCATCGACATGTCCAAGAGAGCATCACAGATCTCAGACTTTGACATAGTAGACGTGCCTTCCATACTTTCATTCTTTATCATGTCGGACTTCTTAAGGACCGACTTGCGAACCGAAAGTGCCTTGGTGATGTTCGTGAGAACCTTTTCCACCAGAGCGACCTTGTCCGTGTACTCGTTGTGGGACTTTTCGATGTCCTCGACTCTTTCGAGCGTGGCTTCGATGGAAGCGGCAAGACCGGTTCCTATGATCTCGGACTGTGAGGCCTTGGCAAACGCGTCGGCGTACTTGTCTTCGATCAGAGCGATGACCTCTTCGACAACGCTCTTGGCGATCTCCGCCTTGAACTCGTCAATGTCTAGATAGATCGCGGCCGAAGGAGTTGAAGCTTTCTTCTCGTCCTCTTTCCCAGTCTTTCTTTCCTTCTTCTCTTCCTCTTCCGATTCGCCGGCTTCGTGTTGAGGATTCTTGTCGTCTTCTTCGTCGTCGCCGCCCTTGGTCAGATCGGCATCTTCGATAGACTTTTCTCCACCCTCGTGCTTCTTGGTCTCAGGACGCGCCAAAGGAGCGTTTCCGCCACCTTCTTTGGTGTTGATGTAACCCTGATTTTCGCCTTCGTCAATGTCAACTTGGACCTTGCCAGGTTCAGGACGAGACAAAGGACCTAAATTCTTTTTGGCCCGAGTTCCAGAGTTAGCAGGATTCTTTTCCTTCTTCTCTTCGTCTTCCTTAGGCGGAGTACTCAGGGTGTGCTCGACAGCTTCCCCTGCTGACGCCTTATTGATGAGATCATCGATTCTTTTCAGTAATGACATGTGATTCCTCCGTCTGTCGGTAAAGTAAATTAACGGAAAATGTAGTTTTTTCCTTAAAAAATATCGCTCTTTTCGAGTACTTGAAAGAAATTGTCCAGGCCGCCTGCTTTCGTTATGAGGTTGATGACCTCGTCGATAACGGCGTCATGAGCGCCAGGATTGACGGTCTTGATTATGTCGTGGAGTTCTTTCTTGGTCTCGAAAAGAAGAATAGATTTCTTTCTAAACTCATTTTCCATAGTTGGATCAGTCAGTTGAGTAGTTTCCGGAACGCCCTTGTTCTTCTTTTCTTTAGCACCTTCTAAGTCCTGTTTCCTGATAGCCGCTCCCCCGGTGGTTCCTTCGTTGGCTATTCCTGCAGTTGAGACTCCGGCCTGTAATCCGACAGAACCGACAGCTGCCATGACATCCTTGTTCATGTCATTGATGACGTATCTTAGAACATCATCATAATTAGCAGGAACCATGGACTTGGTCAAAAAATCTATAGTTAGGGTGGCCTTGATGTTGACCGGGATGTGCGTGATGGCTACGTTAGTAATTCTTGCTTTTAGGATCTTGGACTTGTTGACCTCGGACCTCTCCGTGACCTTCCCTTCTATAGAGAAGCCCATGTTTCTCGGGTTCCCTACGTCGTGGAGTTCGCATATGAGGTTCCAGACGTGGTTGGCCATCTCAGTCTTGAAGAGCATCCCCTTGACGAAGAGTCCCTTGGAATCTACGTGTGCTTCGGTCGGGCAACCAATTATGTGACTTGGGGAGTTGTTGTGCATCCAGTTGAACCAACCCTGGGACTTAAAATACGATATGTCCAGGCCTTCTTGGATGACTCTTTCTTTGTCTGTGTCTTCGTGTCCGGTAGAAGCCATACCCTTAATTATCCTCTGGGTGGCGTTCTTTAGGTCCACCTGTCTGGCCTTCAGGATTTCGGGATCGACTTTTTCTTCGGAGATGTGAAGGTCGTCGGAAAAGACGTTAAAGTCGTCTTTTATCTCGTCTTGTGTCGTCATTAACTTCTCCAGGATGGATTGTTTCTAACGTTATACATTAGCTAAGGAAATCGTCCTTTCCCACTAATTTATCGATTGACGACGAGCCGAGAAATAAAAATTCACGAGGTTCGTGTACATACTTTTTAGGAAGCTGTATATTCTTATAGTATTGAGAATAACACTTGGAATGCAAAACAAATAGAGGTACCAAATGAACAGTGGCAATGATGGCTTAAGAGATATGCAGCGAGAGCTCAATGATCTCAACAGACTAGTAAGGGCAAAAGACGGTATAGTTGAATCTAACCCCCAACTGTCCAGTATTGAGAAGATAAATAGCGGCCTCTCCATAGTAGAGATAGATAATGAAGAGTTTTCGTCTTTGGTGGAAAAAGTCGCCACAATGCAGTTCGAAGGTAACAAGCGCCAAGACATCATGCTCTCCCTTGGTCTGTCCAGTAAAGAATTCAAAGAAATAATCCTCAGTGCAGAGTTCGAAGACATCAAACAGAAACTCGTGCAGGACAACAAGACCTACCTGATGGCCAAGATTTTAGGCAAGTTCGACGACGCCATCAACACCCTTTCAGATTTACTGGTAACCGCAGACGAAGACAAAGTCAGAATGCAATCCGCGGCTCTGCTGATAGAGAATGCCAAAGAATTACTGCAGGACGCCTTAAACGACAGGACCGCTTCCACCATATCACAGGTAGCCAAAGCTGCGGCTTCCGGTGGTGACGAGACCACGATAAGGTTGGCAGAATTTGTCATAGGAAAACGCAAGGAACGCGGCCTTGACAAGTAAGACCGTCCCCGAATACACCCAAGAAAACATAGTCGGTCTGTGTCTGAACGATTACAGGTTCTTTACTGAGACCTTCATCTCCATCAAGGACAAGAAGCGCCAGATCATACCGTTTCTGTTCAACGACATACAGGAACAGTTTTACGCGACGTACCTGGACCTAAGAAAAAAGGGGATCAGGCAGCACATAATCCTGAAGCCAAGGCAGCTTGGTTTTACCACTATGATCTGTGCCCTGTTCTTGGCAGAAGCCATTTTGGTTCCCAACACCGTCGCGGTCATCATCGCTCACGACGCAGAGTCTACTGCCAGAATCTTCGAAATCACGAAACTCATGTACGACAATCTCCCCGACGAGATAAGACCGGTCAGCAAGTATTCGTCAAGGAGAGAAATCGTCTTCGAGACGATCAATTCGAAGATCTTCATCGGTACCGCCGGATCCACCGGGTTTGGTCGAGGAACTACCATCAACCTACTCCACTGTTCAGAATTTGCTTTCTGGGACAAACCAGAAGAGATCCTTCCGTCGCTCATTCAGACCGTCCCAATGGAGAACGGTGTCATCATCTTCGAGACCACTGCGAACGGGTACAACCACTTCCACGACAGTTACATGGAAGCCGTCAGGACTTCGGAGATAGAGAGAAAGATAAATGACGTTCCTTATCCTCACTTCTACCGCTGGTTCGATCACGCCGAGTACAAGTTCGAAATAGGGAACGAAGAACAGGCCTACATACAGGAGACTCTGACCGACGAAGAAAAAGATTTCATGGTCGTTCACGGTACTAACCTCCAACAGATGGCGTGGAGAAGGTCAAAACAACAGACCCTAAAGGAAAAGTTCCTCCAAGAGTACCCAGAAGACGACCAGTCCTGTTTCCTCTCGTCCGGAAAACCCTTCTTTGACAGGGACATGATAAAGTCAATCAGTCTCTGGATAGAAGCCAACAAGGTCGTCGAATGGCAGAAAGTGGAACAGGAGAAGATAAAGATCTACAAGACATTCGATCCGGATCCAAAGTTTAGACACATACTCTGTGTTGATCCGGCGGAAGGAAACCCTACCGGTTCCTCGTCTGCTGCCTACATGTTAAGACTGCACAAGGACCCAGTAAGGATAGAGATGTGCGCCGAAATAAGCGAGAAGATACCTATGCCAAAGTTCTGGAGACTCCTGTACCACCTGGGTTCCCTCTACAGGTACCCACAGTTGGCCATCGAAAGGAACAACCACGGTCACCTTCTGTGTTACTGGGCCGTCAACGGGTTGTTACAGGACGGCACCAAAGTGCTTGACAAGTACCCTAATATATACCACGGAACAGACGGAAAACCGGGGTTCGTGACAAATTCTGCCACCAGGCCTCTCATTCTGGACAACCTGTCTGAAGTTCTTAGGAACAACATGTTGGTCGTGTACAGCAAGATATGGTTGGACCAGGCCCTAAGCTTTGTTTACTCTGAAAAGAACAAACCAGAAGCGGAAGCCGGCAAAAAGGACGACTCCATCATCGCGGTTGCCATTGGAACGTTCATCCTGATAAACCAAAAGCAGGTCTCTAGCTTTAGATTCCTAAACGCTGACCAGTTCCCTGGAACTGGAGTGACATTACACCCGCAACCAGACAATAAAAAGACAATGTATGACGACCGGCTCTCTGTATATAAGGAACAACAGGATACAAATAGAAACGAACACATAAGATTCCTGTTACCAGATACAGCAGAACTTATTGACTATAAAAAGTTTATCTAATGATTGTCTATAAAACAACTAATTTAGTCGACGGTAAGATATACGTCGGAAAAGCATGTGGAAATAATGCAAAATACAATTCTTATCTAGGTTCTGGAACTCATTTAAACAGAGCTATAGAAAAATACGGAAGAAATTTATTTAAATAAAAATAGGAGTTCGTAATGGCAAGAAAAAAGAACGCGACTTTAGCTGGTCCTCTTTTCGTAGAGAATGGTGGAACGGCGGACATATCTAAGTCTAAGCAAGTAGAACTGTCTGGCGGAAAGATAGTCGGAGCACAGGACCCCTCAGAACAGAAACCGGTATCCAAATTTTACGACCCGCTGTTCGTACTCGACTATTTGCAATTCAAGTCGAAGAACACGTCGTGGTCGCTGTCCTACCAACTTCTTAGAAAGATCTCTTACAGGAACGGCGTAATAGCCTCCATCATAAATACCAGGGTGAACCAGGTCTCCCTGTTTTCCAGCCAGTACCTTACTCCAAATGACAGGATCGGTTACACGGTCTACCCAAAATCACAGAAGTTCGGTCACCTCTTAAGACAGGCCAATCCAAACCTTCCTCCTCAAACCATGACCGAAGAACAGGTTAAGAAGATGATGTACCTCATGGACTTCATCGAAAACTGCGGGGAGAGAGAAACACTGGGAAACGATCCTGAAAGAAGTAATTTCATGGAATTTCTCAAGAAGATAACGAGAGATAGCCTCACCTTCGACCAACTGTGTTTCGAAATCGTGAAAGATCCTAAGACTAACAAGCCTGCCGCGGTTTATGCCGTGGATTCAGGGACCATCAGGATCGCCGACCCGAAAACAAAAAGGGACAAGGGGATATACTTCGTCCAATACCTAGACGGTATCTTGTACACCGGTTACACCTACGACGAGATGGCCTTCGCTCTCAGAAACCCGACCACGGACATTAGGACGAACGGTTACGGCGTATCTGAAATCGAGATGGCACTCAACTACATCGCCGCTCAAATCTACGGAGAAGAGTACAACAAGAGGTTTTTCACGCAGGGTTCAGCACCGAAGGGAATCCTGAACGTCAAGGGAACCTCCTTGCCGACCGAAGAACTTGACGCGTTCCGCAGAGCCTGGCACTCGCAGATAGCCGGAGTGAACAACGCTTGGAAGACTCCAATCATCGCCTCTGAGGGTCTTGAATGGATCAACTTCAACCAGTCCAACAGAGAGATGGAGTTCGCAAGGTGGTTGGAATACCTTGTCAACGTCATCTGCGCCATATACCAGATTGACCCGGTCGAAATCAACTTCCCCAACAAGGGGGGTGTTTCCGGTGGTGCCGGCGGAAGGAGTCTAAGCGATTCCTCTGCTATCGAAAGAATCAAGTTCTCGAAGGACAAAGGGCTTGTTCCTTTCCTAAAGTTCATGGAAACTGTCATAAATAAATACATCATCAGTCCTCTTACCGACGGAGAATGGGAATTCAGTTTCTACGGTTACACGGACGTCATCGACGCCCAGAAGATGAACATGGAAACCCAGGAAGTCGGTTATCTAAGGACCGTGAACGAGATGAGATCACAGTACGGTCTGAAGCCTCTTGAAGGTGGAGACATCATCCTCAATCCTACCTACGTACAGTACAAGATGCAGAAACAGCAACTTGACGTCGAACAGGGAAAACCTCCCGGTGATGACACCGGAGGAGACATGGTCGCAGGTGAGACCGCAACAGAAGAGGAAAGCGAAGACGAAATGTTCAACGCCGACGACGGGGAAGACTCTGTTGACGAATACGGCGGAGAAAGCGATTTCAAGACTAGCATGGGTGGACCGACATTAGCGTCCGGTGGAATCGACACTTCGCGCGAACCGCCAACCACTATCGGCGGCTAACGAGTAACTACGTGTTCAAAAATACAAGAAGGTATTAGTATAGTACCAAATTGCAGGGGTAAAAGATGGAAACAACCACAGAGAAAGTATCAACCACGAAGATCATGAGCGTGTTCTTTCCGATCAAACCGCTCTCACACAAGTTCAGTAACGGCTTCATAGCCAACCAGATAACGCAGTTCATTCCTAGACTAAAAGAGTTCTCTGAAAAAGTCATCGTCTACAGGATAGACAACGAACACTTCTACACATTCGACTGGGGAAAAGAGAAGTTCGGAGACACGTTCGAGGTCGTCACCAACAAGACCATCGTCCTCATGCTTTCCATAGACAAGACGAAGAACCTGGAACTCACCGGGTTGCTCGATCCAGAACTCACCAAGAACGTGAACATCATCCGAGCCCACAGGAAGAAGATAGACAAGGGAGAACAGAAGCCGTCTTACATATTTTACACCATCAATTCCACCAAGCTCCTGAACAACATGATTGAGAAACTCTCCGGTGTGGACGAATCCGGAAGCACGTATTTCATACTTGGAGCCAACAGCGCCAAAAGAAAAGAGCTCGACGTAGAAAAGAGTCTTACCACTGAAAAATTGTGTATCATGAACTACTTGTTTACCGTGGACTTCACAAAAAACGCAAGCGAGGAGAGCCTAAATGAATTCCTAAAGAAGAAGGTAGGGAGCAGCCTTAATAGCATAACAACAAAATAAGAAACTCTGTGTACAACCAATTAGCATGATGTATAATATAAAAAGTAGCATAAAAAGGAGCCAGTATGAAGATAAGAGCAAAAGAGACTTTTGAAAAAAAATTCACAGCAACAAAGAACACGGTCTCCACAAATGGATCGGTAGACTACCTCAAGTTCCTCAAGAACAACACTTATTCGTTCCTTATCGTCCCTAAAGTTGTTTCCATTGATTTGGAAAAGGACGAAGTCGAGATTGATTACCCGTTTGAGGAAGTCAACACTCACTTTGGTCTCTACGATCTTGCCAAAGCAAGAGGACTAAGAGCACAGAGGATCAACTGCAAAGGATGTGTGGTGGACAAGTGGTTATCCGAAACTAAGGTCCCCAAAGCGGTCTGGCGCGTCGCAGTTCCTACCAAGTTTTTCAACGCTTACGTCATCCACGAGAAGAAAATCAAGATTGCCTCTTTCCAGGACTATCTCTACGTCATTCTGCTTGACAGGATCTCTAAGATAATGGCAGAACTGAACATAAACCTGATTGACGTCTTTCGCTACAGGGTGAAAGTATACACAAACCCAGAAGGAAGATTTGACGTTGCCATGGAAGTAGAAAACCCAATCAACGCAGAATCTTCTGGTTATATGAACGTGTTGAACGTAGTTAATAAGAAGCCCCTTGACCTCTACATCGAACAGAACATCTGTGCTGAACCGGAGTTCATGACTGAACTTCTCAAACATCTCAAGGACTACACCCAAGAAGTCATTGACATGGAAAAAGATGAGAAACGAAAAGAGAAAATGCAAGAGAATACAGATTCCCTAAAGGCGGCAGTAGAAGGATTCAAAAAAGACGACGACCTGCCACCAAATGAACCAGTTACAGACAGTGTTATCAACAACGAGGAGGACCCGTTCTGATGCAAGAAAAATACGTAAGATTCGAGTATAAAGAACACCAGTCGGATATTCCAAAAACATTCTTCTTGAATCAGGAAACCGGAGACATTTACGAATTCTTCAAGGACTATTCCAGCTCTTCTCCCAAATTCAACGCAAGAAAAGTAGTCAATCTGGAGGCAAAATGAAGATTAAGGGTGGAAACATGGTGTCTGGAGGATCGGACACTGACAAGCTGAGGGCGATCATATACGGTACCCACGGAGACGAACAGAACGAGATAGAGTCCTTTGACGTAATACCTACCGGTATACCTACTCTGGATAAGATCCTTGGTGGCGGGTTCATCCTTGGAGGAACCGTAGAGATTGCAGGACTTGAAGCGTCTGGCAAGTCAACTCTTGCTGCGATGGTGACAGCACAGGCACAGAAAAAGGGATACCCGGTCATCTACCTTGACACAGAGGCCGCAATGTCCATAGCAAGACTAAAGAACATCGGAGTAAAAACCGAAGATCTCATCTACATGCAACCTAGGTGCCTGGAAGACGTGTACAACATGGTCAAGACTGTCGTCAAGTCCAAAATCGTCGACAAAGCGTTCACCGGACCTGCTCTCATAGTGTGGGACAGTCTTGCGGCAACACCGGCTCTCAAAGAGGTAGAAAGCGAAGACTACGACAAAGAGATGGCCATCAGAGCCAGAGTGAACTCAGCAGGACTGAGAAAACTCATCGTTCCTTTGTCCGAAGCCAAGGTGTGCTTTCTCATAGTGAACCAGTACAGAGAAAACGTTGGCCAGATGTTTGGTGACAAGTATCTCACCCCTGGTGGTCACGGTCCTAAGTACGCAGCAATCCAAAGACTCAAAATGGCCAACGCAGGAAATTACGACATAGATAAGGCGGCAGGAATAGTCGGAAAGAAGATCGACTTTAAGACCATCAAAAACAAGATACACCAACCGCTATTGGAATGTACTTCCATCTTCAACAACAATCTTGGAATGTTTGATCCAGTGCAGACTGCATTCGAGCATCTCAAGGAAAACAAGAGAATAAACTCTTCTGGTCCAACATGGATCCTCAACCTCAACGAGGACCTTGGAAACCAGGAAGGGGTCATAAAATTTAAGAGAACAGAGTTCGGCCAGGTATACGAAGAAAACAAACAAAGAATTTACGAGGTTCTATAGTGCGATCATGTATTTCAAAAACGAAGAGGTCGAAGAGCGAGTCCTAGAGTACCAAAGGACTCGTGACATTAAAATCATTGAAGAACTTGAACCTATATTCAAGAACCTCATAAACGGCGTAATAAGTAGGTACAAACTCCTTAGGAGAAATTACATAAATGATGACCTTGCGCAAGAAGCGTGGGTCGGCATCATGGAAGCCATCCACAAATGGGACAAGACAAAGGGAGACGCGTTCTCGTTCTTCACTGCCATATCTAAGAACAAGATATTCTGGTACTTAAAGAACCAGTACAAAGACACGTCAATAACCTCTGATGAACCAATCACCGTCAACGTGGACGACAATAACGCCAACTTCGACATATACATGGGAAGTCACCCAGAAAACGTAGAACACACGTATGCTGTCTTAGAATTTATAACCAAAATCAAAATGAGTGACCTAAAAATAAGAAGCACCGACGAGAACAAAAGAATACTTGAGTGCATCAAAAATAAGGTCATATGTAACGAAGGCAAGTCCATAGACAATATCGTGTATGCAGACCTCATAAGAGAGATTCAAAAAGAAACGAAGATACCGAAAAAGAACATAAGACATGTCTTGGAAAAGATATACAAAACGTACACTGGGGGGAAGTGAAAATGACAGTTGAAGAGTACAGGGACAAGTACAACGACGCGTATCTCGTCAGCAAAGCAAAGAGCGGATGCAACAAGTGTCTTAGTACCGGCAGAAGAGGGTACAAGACCGTAGTGAAAGGTTCCGAAAGGGACAGAATCCCCATCGTGTGTCAGTGTGTCATCACAAAAGAGATCGCAGAAGAAAAGAAAAAGTCCGAACAAATAGTTTCGGTCACTGAAGAAAATGCTTTGCCAGCTTCATTTGCAACAATGGACGGTAAGTAATGAGTGACATCCTCATAATCGACGGCTCGAACTTCTTCGTAAGAGCCCTTTACGGAATGTCTTCGTCCGGTCCTCTCCAGAACTCCCAAGGACAGGAAACGACCGCCATATACAATTTTCTCATAGGTCTTAGGCTGAGAATCTCCGAAGAAAAACCAGAAGAGACGTACATCATCTTTGACTTCGGAAGGGACACCCGCAAGAAACAGCTGTACAAGAACTACAAGGCGAACAGAGACATAAACCTCTCCGACCTCAGCGGTTCAGACTACGACATAGCCGTGAACAAGAGCGAGTCCTTCAAGAGACAGAAGGCCGTCATAATAGACATCCTCAAGACGCTGCCGGTCAAACTCGTCCTCCTCCAACAGATAGAGGGAGACAGTCTTATGGCGTACGTAGCCAGACACTTCTCGGATAGAAACAAGACGGTGACCATAGTCTCCAACGACCGAGACTTCTACCAGCTGTTGTGCAAGCCAAACATCTGCATGTGGAATCCGCACAAGAAGATAAAGATAACGCAGAAGAACCTTACTGAAGTTTCTAAAATCGACATACCTCCGCCTGCATGGAGAGTGTTCAAATCGATGATAGGAGATAAGGGTGACAACATCATAGGGTTACCAAACATAGGAAACAAGAGAGGACAGTTGATACTGGACCTCATAGTAGCTTCCGGTCACGAGTGCCCAACCACCATAGAACAGCTGTTTACCGTCTTTGACGAAGCCAAGGACCATCCAGAATACGAGAAACTCGTCAAGAAGTTTGGTAAGTACTTCACAGAAGAAAATAAGAAACTCCTTGCCATGAACTACGAACTAGTGGACCTCCTTGACTGTACCTTCTCTCCACAAGCTCTGTCTGTCATATACAAGGCCATCGAAAGCAAGCCTTCGTACAGTAAGATGGAGTTTGTGCAGCACCTGATAAGGGAAAACATAAACAGCCTGTTGGCATCAACCGACAGGTTCATAGACCCGTTCGTTAACATGCTTCCAAAGGAGACGGCCTAGTGTTTCTTCTTCTGTACTCCGATCTTCACTCCGCCAACATATACCCGTTCAACGTAAAAAGAAGTAAGTTTGTCATATCGGAATATTCCAGAGTAGACGAACTGTATTCTACGCTTGCTTGGATAGCAACCGTCGTAAAAGAAAAGGGGATAGCGCTACCGATAAACCTTGGGGACACGTTTCACCAGGCGTTGCGGTTCTACGTCGAAAGGTATAATACCACCATCAACGCCATCACGACCATAAACAAGTCGTCCACGAGCCAGATGGGGATAGTCATAGAAGGAAACCACGACAAGAGCGACAACATATCGGCCGTTGAGACTCTGGAGAACTATTCAAATACGACTCTTGTGAATAACAGCATAAAGATAAAATACATGAGCGAGATAAATTCCCATTTTGTGTTTGTCCCATACATAAGGGACCCTGAAAAACTCAAGGAAGTGTTTGGCAAATTATACGAAAAATTCAAGAAGAATAAGTCAAACAACGTCTACGTATTCTGCCACATAGACCTCAAAGAACACGTCCAGACATTACATGCGTCCAGTTTTCAAGTAAGCCAAACCAATTCGTACGACGACCTGCATTTGGACATATACGCCGCCGTGTTTTCCGGTCATATCCACAACAAGATGAAGATAAGGGATAACTTTCGTTATGTTGGCTCGTGCCTTAACCAAAACTTCGGAGACAGACTGGAAAAGAAGGAGATAGCCATCCTGGAAATCACCTCCAGTGGGTACAACATTGAATTCATAAAGAACCCGTACTGTCCTCTGTTCGTCCAGTTGAACCTGGAAGACGAGGAGAAAACGAACAGAAAGATGGAAATCATAGAAGAAGAGCTAAAAAAGTATACTCACACCAACGTGTATGGTAGAATATTTGCTCTGAATAGCGACTCTGGCAGGAAGAAGGTGGAAGACTTCATGAACAAGTACTTCCACGTTTTCACCTCGTACGAAGTAAAGTGCCTTGAGGACGAGAACGAAATCACAGAATCTGACATGGAAACTGCGTCTGTTTCAGTCATAAACATAATTGACCTCATCATAGAACAGGGAGAAAAAGCTCTCAACGAGTCCGGTGTAGACGTGGAACTGAAAGAAAAATACATAGACAGGTTGAAGACCCTTTGTCAATTAAACTAAAAAAACTTGGAATAGAAAACCTAAACTCGTTCAAGGGCAAGCACGAAATAAACTTCTTAGAACACCAGGGAAACCTCGTGTTCGTAAAAGGAATTGACCTTCATGACATGTCCTCAAACGGCGCCGGCAAGTCCACCATCATAGAAGGAATAGTTCTTGCTTTCTTTGGAAAATCCATAAAAAAGGAACTCAACCTAGACGACCTAATCTGTATAGATGCGGAAAAGAAATTTTGGGAATTAAAACTGGAATTCTTCGAGTCTTCTGGTGGCAAGCTTTTGAACGAATACATCATAGTTAGACGCAGAAACCCTCCAAACACCATCGTCAACCTGTATATTAACGGAGAGGAAGTTTCGAAAGACCTTACTAACACGGAAACTCAGACAAAGATAGAAAACATCCTTGGAATAGACTACTTCATGTTCATGAACAATAACGTCCTGAATCCAGAACTGTTTAAGTTCATTAAGTCTTCCAGCACACAGAAAATCGAGACTCTTGAGAAGGTCCTCAACCTAAACATAATCTCCAAGATGTACAACATACTGACAAAATCTGAAAAAGACGACGAAGAGAACTACAAAGCAATAAACACAGAGTTTTACGCCCTTGAAAAGACCCTTGAGGGTCTCCTGAAACAAGAAGACGAGGTCAGAAAGAACGTAGAAGAACAGATAGAAGTTCTGTCCTCCAACATAGAGAAAAACAAAGTTATTTTAGAAACAAAACAGGTAGAGTTCTGTGACCTACAGAAAGTTTTGGTGGAAAAGCAAAAAGTCGTAAAGGAAACCACGGAAAGACTGAACCCTGTGATAGAACAACTTTCCGCACTTGAATTCGTCAAGAAGGAATGCATAAAATCCATAAAGTTCTACGAGAAGAACGAGAACTGCGAGACGTGTAAACAGCCGCTTCCAAACAGACAGGAAATCATAGATTCCAAGAAAATAGAAGGTAAGGCAGCAAAAGACGAAATAGCCAGACTGGAAGAACTCCAAAAAGAGATCAACTCAGTGAACGTCTGGAAGGAACAGGCAGACGTTGAGAAAACACTTGCTGGCTTAAAATCTGACATTAGAGACCTGAATTATAATATAGAACACGACAGCGGAACTGTTCTAAAAATGAGATCTTTGACGTCCCAGGCCGAACAGATCAAAGACACAAAAAATAAAATCGAAGAGATACAAAACGAGCACTCGGAAGCCAAATTTAACCTGAAGGCGACAGCATTCTGGAGAGAACTGTTAACACCAAAATCGCCGCACAGGATGAAACTTGCCGGGGACCTGATTAAGGTCCTAAACATAAACATCAACAAATTCATAGCCAACTTTTATACAAAAGACGTAAAATTTAATTTTGTCGTAAACGACAACAGTATTTCCGAACAATTAACCATAGCCGGGAAGAAGATCAAATACGATCAGATGAGTTCTGGAGAGAAACAAAAGATCGATATCATCATCGTGCTTTCTCTTTTGGACATAGCAATGACGTTTTTTAAGAACAATCGATTGAAATTCTTGATCGTAGACGAAGCGACCGACCACCTTGACAACATTTGGGCAAGATACGTGATAGAGTTCATCAAACAATATGCTGTTCAGCTAAATTGTATGGTACTATTGATAAGTCACCACTCTGTCGTAGAAGAACTGGACTACTTGTTTGACAACAAGATATTTGCTATCAAAGACGTCGATGGAAACTCGAGGATAAGTTACACAGGTGAATGAGATACAGTTCATAGACATCAAGGGCATTGCGAAGGAGATAGGTTACAAGTTCAAGTTGGACGAGTACCATTCCAACTTAGAGCGCGGCGAACTAAGCGTAAGATGTCCGTTCTGTAATGACAGGAAGTACCACCTTGGCCTCAGTTTCAACAAGAACGCCTACAACTGTTTCAAGTGTTCTACCAGCGGACCTCTGACTAGACTCCTAAAGAACTACGGTATCCCGTTCAGGTTCAAGAAGCCGTTCACGGATAACATCCTGGAAGAGAACCAGGTCGAAAAGCCGAAGGAACCGGAGATAGTGCTGCCGACCAACGTTGCAGGAATGACAGACCCGACAGTAAAAGAAAAATTCCACCTATACCTAGACATGAGAGGAATAGACTACGACATCGCCAGGGCCATAATTCCGCTGTACCCAATAACCGACAGAAACAACAGGTACTTCGGTTACATAATATTCCCGGTGAACAAATGGTCGTTCTACTGCAGGAAATTCCTTAAGTTAACTCCGTACAGTCCACCGCACATAATAAAGAAACTGGAAACAGGAATAGACAGACCGATGTACTTCTTCCACAACGCCGGGTTCGATAGACACACAATAGTGGTAGAATCAATGTTTAATCTACTAAAGGCGGCTCAGTTCGGTTACAGTGCCGTGTGTACGTTTGGAAAGGGTAACTGGAAGTCTACCCTAGAATTCTTAAAAAACGAGGGAAACGGTCGACCTATATGTCTAGCTTTTGACAAAGATGTTAAACTAGAATCTATTGATACCTACTGCAAAAAACTGGCAAAACATATTCCAGTAAGTCAGTTTGGCTTTATAGATCCAAGAGACATGGTGACAAACGACATAGCAGAGATGAAGAACAAAGAGGAATTAAGAGATCTTTTGTTCAAGACAAAAAATCTTCAGTCCCTGTTCATAGAAATGATGAACATGGAAGAAATAACACAAATAGAAATAGGAGAGATAGATGAAGACATCGCAACAAGCAGGGATTGACGCGAAGGTTCTATACGACATAAACCAAAGGATAGACACTCTGACAAGAGCTCTAGGAATGGTCGACGGACAAGTAAAAGACGCCGTAAGAATGCTCGTCCAGGACGTTCAGAGAATCACCTTGCACCTGAATTTCGTCCTACAGATCGTCAGCGAAGGGAAAGAAAACGAAGAAATGAAGAAAAAGTTCGACGATTTCTCCGTAAAATACGTGGCCGATCAGAAGAAACAGATGGACGCGTTCATAACGGCCATGAAAGAAAAAGAAGAAGCAGAAGCCAAACAAGAAAAAGGACTGATAGTGACATGATCAACCTAAGCGATGAAGAAAAAAAATCCATAACAGAACTATTGGAAAAAACAAACAAGGAAATAGCAACCAATTATCTCCATGACGTCCAGGTGAGACTCAAGAAATGGCAAGAGAAAAACTTCAAACCGGAAGACACCTCTTACGAGTGGTGCTTTATCGGCGCCGTAGAGGAACTCGGCGAGATAGGACACATCCTTCTCAAGTCTAAACAGGGAATAAGAGAGTACCAGGACGGACTAACTCCTGAAGTTAAGGACAAGATAGCCGACGGCGTGACAGACGCCATTGTGTTCTTACTCCAGATGAGTAGTCACCTTGGTGTAGAAGTAGCACCGTTCTTCTTCGAAGAAGTGGAACGGGTCATGGCTAGGGACTGGACAACCAAGAAAGAAAACGGAGTAAAATGATGACAGAACTTGACCTTTCTCGTGCTGAACGACTGTTTGATTTCAACAAGGAAATCTTTCAGGAAAAATATGCAGTGAGGGATAACGAGATGAAACCCTCCGAAACGGAAGTCTCTCAGGCGTTCAAGAGGGTCTCCGGCGTTCTCGCAAAAAAGTTCGTGGAAAGCATCAAGGACAAAGAACTGTACGATTACACGGAAGAGTCCATAGAAGAGACGTTCTACAAGATGCTCTCCGAGAGGAGAGGAATGCTCGCCGGAAGACCCCTCCTGGCCATAGGGAACAAGGAAACCAACGTCACGGCACTCAACTGTTTCGTCCTGCCAGTCATAGATGACTCCATAGAAGGAATCTACGAGACCATCAAGCAGGCGGCAAAAGTACAACAGGCCGGAGGTGGAGTAGGCTTTAACTTCAGCAAGATCAGGCCAAGAGGAGCGTTCGTGAAGGGAGTGAAGGCGGCGGCGTCCGGACCCATCTCGTTCATGAGGTCTTTTGACTCCATGGTAGCCACGATCGCGTCCGCTGGCAACAGAAGAGGAGCGGCCATAGCCATCCTGGACGTGAACCACCCCGACATCATGGAATTCATCACGGCGAAGAAGAGCAACAAGGACCTGACCAACTTCAACATCTCCATAGGGGTCACGAAAGAGTTCATAGACGCCCTCAAAACCGACGGAGAGATAGAACTAAAACACGGCACGACCGTTTACGGAAAGATCAGAGCCAAAGAGATCTTCGAAAAATTCGTGGATAACACCTACGATTACAACGAACCTGGGATCTTGTTCAAGGACAGAGTGAACGAGTACAGCAACTCCTGGTACTTTCAAAAGATAGAAGCAACCAACCCGTGCGGAGAAATAACCCTCCCTGATTACGGCTGTTGTGACCTTGGGATGGTCGTTCTGCCGACCTTCGTAAAGAGTCCATTTGTCAACAAAGAAGTCGACATAGAAAGACTGAGACAGACGGTCCACGACATGGTGTGGATGCTCGACGCCGTGTTGGACGAGACGAATTATCCCCTGAAACAAACCGAGAAAGTCTCCATGCAAGACAGGAGAATAGGCGTAGGAGTCACCGGACTGGGTGACATGTTAGCCATGTTGAAGATCAAATACGATTCGGAAGAGGCCATAGGGTTTGTTGACGCGCTCATGCAGACAATAAGAAACTCCGCCTACGAAGCTTCCGTAGAACTTTCTCAGATGAAAGGACCGTTTCCAAAGTTTGACAAGGAAAAATTCTTACAGGGAAAATTCGTACAGACCCTTCCTGACGCCATAAAGAGAGGAATAGAAGAACATGGGATAAGAAACGTTGCCATGTTAACCTGTCAACCTGCAGGAACAATTTCATTACTTCTGAATAACGTGTCGTCTGGCATAGAACCAATATTCTCTTTAATCCAAAATAGAAGAATGAGGGATGAATTCGGTAACTTGACCAGAAAATCGGAACTCCGTAACTACGCCTTTAATATGTTCAAGTCCCTCGGTTTTGAAAAGATGTACGGAGAAAGACCGGACTTCTTTCAAACTACAAGAGACGTATCCCTTGACGGTCACTTAAAAATGCAGAACAAGATACAACAGTACATAGACAACAGCATCTCAAAGACCATTAATTTCCCAGAAACAACAAGTAAGGAAAATTATCGTCATTTCATGAAAGAGGTCTTTACAGGAAATTACTACATAAAAGGAATGACTGTGTTCCGCGAAGGAACAATAGCTTCTATTCTAACGGACGTTGACGAAAGACCGAAAACCAAAGAGGCCCTCCACAAGATGAAGGCCTACAAGTACCAGATCTTCAGAAGGTCGAATAGGCCAAGCATCCACACGATCATAACCTTCAAAGAGAACGAGATCAGAGAAATGTTCCTGAGCTGTAAGGACCTGGAGTACTTCAAACAGCTCCTTCCAATAGCTCGCTTATTGTCCATGATGTTCACCAGGGAGAAGAACCTACAGAACATCCTAGAACTCTTGAAAGAACTAGAAGACATGAACTACATAGAAGAGAACTACTACGAAATGAGGGACAACAAAGTATACAAACAGAAAGAAACGTTTATATATAATAACAGAGAGTACGATAACATTTTAGCAGCCGTAAAGGACTGTATATGGGACACCCTGACAGAACTTGGACTGATCAAAGTAAAAGAAGAAGTGGAACCGCACGGTGTAAAAACAGAAGTGTGTTCTAAATGTAATACATCCATGGTAAAGGAAGGAAAATGTTACGTCTGTCCTCACTGTGGAAATTCACTAGGAACATGTGCCCTATGAAAGTAAGGAAAGAACTTAATGCCTAATGCGGACAAAATAAAGTCCCTGATTCCAATGAATGAAATTGAGCAGGGTGCTCAACAACAGATATACGACAACGCAAACATTCCGTTTGTGAAGACTATCGCTGTCATGCCTGACTGTCACCAGGGCTACGATTTGCCCATTGGCGCTGTGGCACTAGTAGAAGATCACATTTCTCCGTCATACGTTGGCTACGACATCGGTTGCGGGATGATTTGCTATGAAATCCCACAGAGCGACATCAACGGATTCAATCAGGCTGATCGAGTTGAAGTGTTCAACTTGATCAAGGAGAAGATCCCTGTTGGGTTTACTGAACACGACAATCCTTATCCTGAACAGTTTCGGTCTCAGTCTAACGATAAGGAGTTAACCGACAAGGTGAACGCGAAGACTGCTAAGCAGCATGGCACTCTCGGTGGCGGAAATCACTTCATTGAAATTGGCTATAATGCCAAGGGAACTGTTTTCATCACTATTCACTCTGGGTCTCGACGTCCAGGGTGGGAGATCGCTCAGTGGTACATGAATGAGGCGAAAAAGGATAATCAGCTTTACCACAAGTTCTTCGAGTTGTATTCTGATCTTGGTCGTGCCTATTTGGCGGACATGAACTTTGCTTTGAAGTTTGCGCTTGATAATCGTAAGAACATGCTGAAGGAGGTTGTAAAGATCATGGTTGGGCACAATGCTACACTGTTCAACTATATCAATGAAAATCACAATCATGCTACCGTTCTTGATAATGGTGATGTGCTTCACCGCAAGGGCGCTACTCCTGCCCGGTTACATGAGCTCGGTGTAATCCCAGGCTCGATGCTTTCAGGCGTGTACATTACTGAAGGATTGGGCAATATGGAGTACCTCAACTCGGCTTCACACGGGGCTGGCCGTAAGATGTCCCGAGGTGCTGCTAAAAAGAACATTACGTTAGATACGTTCAAAACACAGATGGATGGGATACTCGCCAATGTGAACGAAACGACTCTGGACGAGGCTCCCGATGCTTACAAGGATTTGGAGTATGTAATGAACGCACAGAAGGGCGTGGTTGTAAATGTCGTGGATTTTATCACGCCAATCATAAACGTGAAAGGATAAATTATGAGAAAAACAGTTGTTGCGCTCTTAGTTCTTTCAATCGTAGCATTTTCAGTCTGTATTTCACACGCTTGGTTTGTTGGCGATGATCCTGATCGTTTCTACAAGCAAAGTACTACCGAAGACGGTAACATACTTTATCTCGACAAAGCGTCCGTTCGTCACTACAAAGATAACATAACTGAATATGTTGGCATTGTTGAACTCAATAGTTCTAGCGATTTATTTAAAGAAGCTTGCAAAGTGGTTCCTAGCACTCACGCGCCTCTATATATTGCTACTGCGTTTCGAATCGATTGTACTAAGGCGATGTTTCAGGCAGGCAAAATGTTAGTATTAGGATTTGAAAAGACTGATCCAGAGTTTCAACTTAGAAGGCTTTGGGCTGTTGACACGGAGGAATATGGCGACTGGATGCCTCTTAAGGGCGGTGTCATAGAACCAGGTGCGAAAACAGTTCTCTGCGGACCATCATTCTAAGGAGACAAAATGAAAATAATCTTTGAGTTCGACATTGAACCGGAGTTTGAAGACATGGTGGTGAACATAGCGGATGAAATAGAGACCATCGTGGACGAAATAGTAGTCTGCGGAGATTCGACAGTGGAGAACGAAAACCACGGACGACAGATGTTAGGGGACTGCATCTCTAGTTGGAAATACGAAGTGGAGAGTTAAAGTGAAATACATAAACATGTTGATGCCCTTAAGTGGCCTGATCACTCCTAAGGACGTCACGACACACGATATTTATCTCAACCTGGCGTTCATGTTGGCGAAGAAATCCACTTGCAGAAGAGGGTACGCCGGGTGTGTTATAACCAGAAACGGCAGAATCATCGGCACAGGATACAACGGAAGTCCTCCAGGAGCCCTTGAATGCCTGGATTCAATAACGTGCAGACAAAAAGACTCGGTCATCAACGTAGTCGGAGAAGAACCCTATACGGTGCAGACGGATGGTTGTTTTGATTCCATTCATTCCGAAGCGAATGCCATCGGGTTCTGTGCAAAAAACGGAATAGCAACTGACGGTTGCGTTGTTTACATTACTAAGGAACCGTGCAAATCCTGCGCTCAACTACTAGTTTCGTCAGGGGTAAAAACAGTGTACTATGTAGAAGAATACAGAAACCACGACGGTCTCGTATACCTAAAGTCAAACGGGATAGAGACCATTAAGGCGGAGGCATGCTCTCGATAATCGAAGGCGCGAACTACGTAGGCAAGACGACCACGCTAGACATCCTTAAGAAGAAGAAGTCCATCATCATGTTTTACCATCCGAGATTCAATGATGCGCAGCATTTCGCTTTCAATTATAATGTGGCGGGCACCATCATATATCCTCATAATATTCACGTCCCTCGTGATGTTGTCTATCAGATCTCTCATATGACTTGTCTCAAGTACCTCATTTCAGTTAAAGATAAAAAAATTCTCCTAGACAGATGCTTCTTGTCAGAAATGGTGTATAATGAGCTATATGACAAACAAATTTATAACGAATTCGTCAGCGTCCTTAAGAATAATTTCGAGTACAAAATCTTTTTCTTAACCGTAAACACAGACGAAGCTTTAAAAAATAGAATCATAAAACGCTTAAAAGATGATGCAACAAAAACATACGGTATAAGAAACTCAGGTGGTTTTATGCCAGAGCCTGAAACGATTGCAGAAAAGATGAAAGCACAAAGAACAATCGAAGGAAAATACCAAAGATTTATAGATGAACTTGATCTAAATACTGTCTATATTGACACATCCAATAAGACTAAGAAGGAAGTAGCAGACATCATCTACAAAGAAACGTTTAAGAAGTAATGTCCTCAGAGTATCCCTTCATTTCGTTTCACAACCATAACGAATTTTCTATGCGTGACGGAATGGGTTCTGTCGACGAACATGTCCAATGGGCAGTCGAACATGACGTACCGGCATGTTCTTTGACAAACCATGGCAACATCAGCTGTTACTTCAGGCAGTACGAGGCGTGCAAGAAAGCCGGAATCAAACCGATATTTGGAGCGGAACTGTACATCATCCCTGACAGAAAACTGCTGATGCCGTGGATAGGTTCCGACGAAGACAACGCCGTTGAGATGAGAAAAAAATTCTCTTCACCAAGGAACCACATTCTCGTTCTGGCACAGACCTACCAGGGTCTCAAGAACATATTTAAGATCACGTCAGAAGCCTACATGAACTCGTTCTACAAGTTCCCGCTGATAGATTTTAACCTTCTTGCGGAAAATAAGGAAGGAATCATCGTTTCTACTGCATGTGCCGGAGGAGAACTTCCAAGGTTCCTTTCCTCAGGAGAAAAAGTAAGGGCGGACAGTTTTGTCAAGAAGTACAAGGAGACGTTTGGCGAGAACTTTTACATAGAACTTATGTCGATAAACTATGGCGTCCAGTTCGAATTGAATCCGAAACTCTACGACATAGCCAAAGAACACGGCGTTAAGACCATTCTCACCTCCGACGCTCATTACCTGTACCCAGAGGACCAAAAGTTACACGAAGCCATTCTCATGCTCCAGTCCAAGAAGACGTATACGAAAGAAGAAGACAAAGAAGAAGGAGAAGAGAGCGGAGAAATAGAGAACGAAGAGACCGAAGAGAAATTCTGGGAGTTCTCTGTCAACGACCTATACCTGAAGACACGAGAAGACATAATGAACGCTTCTTACAACTCTGACTGTAAAGAAATCATGGAGGAATGCATCAAGAACAACTACGAACTATTCCTTAGGATAGACAACATAGAACTGGACACCTCCATCAAGCTTCCCAAGCTCTTTGAGAACAGCGATAAGATATTGTACCGGAAAGTTGCCGACGCCCTGGTAGCCAAAGGCCTCAGCAAAAACCCGGTGTACAAGCAGAGGTGCCGCCAAGAATACGACACTATCGTAAAACTTGGTTTTGTAGACTACATCCTCATATTGGAAGACTTATACTCTTGGGTGACAAAAACATACGGTAAGTACGCAGCCGGTCCAGGAAGAGGTTCATCCGCAGGAAGTCTAGTGAATTACCTATTGGGGATAACAGACATAGACCCAATCAAGTTCGAACTAATGTTTGAAAGGTTCATCGACGAAGGAAGAGGAGACCTTCCAGACGTTGACATGGACTTCGAGCCAAAAGTAAAAGACGCCGTCAAGGAGTACCTGACCGAGAAATACGGAAGGTCAAAGGTTGCGTCCATCGGTACCTACCTCGTCTCAAAGGTAAAGACGGCCATCAAGGACTCCGCCAAGATGTACAACGTGGATTTTCAGGAGTCAAACTCGCTCACCGCCGGCCTTCCCCATTTCCTCAGAGGAGAAGAGGGAAGGAAGATGACCATAGACGACCTTTCTTACGAGGAACTGTGTACCATGTTCCCGAAAGTACAGGACTTCCTCGATAAGTACCCGGATGTTAAGAGGCTGTTCAAGAGGATAAAGAACTCCCTAAAATCAACAGGAATGCACGCCGCCGGTCTCGTGGTGTCCTCGGTCGACCTGAGCGAATGGATACCGCTCGTGAGAGCGTCAAAGAACATAGTCACTGCCAACACGGAAGGCGGTGACTACCACGAACTGTCCGCACAAGGTTTCGTTAAATTTGACGTTCTTGGTCTAAACAACCTTCAGGTCGTGACCGATACCATGGACCTGATAAAGAAAAGACACGGTATTGACATAAACTGGGACGACGTGCCGTACGAAGCCCCTGAGGTCTACGAACTTGCCAAGAGAACGGACACTGCCGGAATCTTTCAGTTCGAGAGCAAACTTGCAAACCAAACCATGGCAATGATACAGCCTGACACATTTGACGACCTGTCGGCCATCAACGCCCTTATCCGCCCTGGTCCTCTTGAGATGGGAATGCACAGGGAGTTTGCCAAAAGAAAAAGAGACGGCAAATGGGACATCCACGACTCGTACAAACACATCCTGAGCAAAACGTACGGCGTTCTAACGTACCAGGAACAATTCATGAGGTGTTTCGTAGAACTTGGCGAATTTACCGCAATAGAAGTGAATAAAGTCAGAAAGGACCTGTCAAAGAAAGAAGCGTCTAAAAAATTCGAAGACATGAGAATAGACAGAGTCATGTCTTGGAAAGATAAGTTTGTAAACAACGCAATGAAGAGAATGCCTGAAGAAGAAGTCCTGAGACTGTGGGACCTCATATTCAGTTTCTCCAAGTACGCCTTCAACAAGGCACACAGTGACGCCTACACAATCACTTCGTTTAGAGAATTCTGGATGAAAGCCCACTATGGATTAGAGTTCTACTGTTCTCTATTGAACAACACATCCAGATCGAAAGAAGACAAGTACGGTTCCTCTACTGTAGGAAAGTACATCTCACACATCATGACAAATCCGGTCTACTACTACGAAGAAGAAAGGTTCAAGACAAGAAGAGACGTGAAGGTTCTACAGGTCGACGTGAATAAGTCCAATACGAACTTTGAAATAGAAGACGACAACAACCTGCGTTTCGGACTGTCCCTCATAAAAGGAATATCCGAAGAGGCCGCAAAGGCCATCATGGAACTCAGACCGTTCACCTCCATTGACGACCTGATAAGCTCAGAGAACAAATACGTCAAGAACAAGAGAGTCATCATGGCACTCATCCTTTCCGGAGCTCTTGACTCCATCTCTGAAGGAAAGAATAGGTCCGATATGTATAACTACTTCGTTAAAAAGAGAAAGTACAAAGACGAAGAGGTGACACTGGACCTCAACGCGATCATCAAGAACGAGTCCGAATTTGCCAATGTCAGTTTCACAGAGATCACCTTTTTCGCAATGCTGAAGAAGTCCATAAAGGAAAAGAAGAAAGACATCATACTTAACAACCTAGACGAACTCGAAGAAGAGCCACAGATACGCTCCTTATTTAGGATAAAAAGCATCCTCAAGAAAAAGACAGCTAAGGGGAAGGCGTACCACACGTTTGAAATATCTGACGGCGTAACGACCCTCCCAAGGGTGTACTTCTGGGAGAAATACGCCGAAGCATTCGAGGATAGTACAAAAGATGGCAGAACAGTGTATAATAACATCTATTACGGGACCATCTCGAAGAGCAACAACTTTGCTCAGGTAAAAAACATAAAGTTCGTCAAGGAAATCAAAGAATGATAAACTGGGGATACAAAGAGAAACCCAAGCTAGTAATCGCAACCATTATGGAAATAGGAATATACGTTAGAGATTTTGATAATGGAAACGAACTAATGCATTGGCATGGCAAGACGTATCACAAGTTGTTCAATCTAAAACCGGGTGACAAAATGACTCTTGACATGGTAAGAGGAAAGATGGAAGACAGCAAGAAATCTGCGGACGAAGAATGCATAGAGTATTGCAAACAAGTGGGCTGTGACTATTTAGGATGCGAATTCGTTGATTGCCGTGACGAATCAAAGAGGTTCGACACAATATATAAATTTATCGACTATATGGAACAAAAAACAAAATGCTGATAAACATAATATGCGAGAAGCCCAAGGAAAAGAAGAACCTTGACAAGCTGGTGGAGATCTTCAAAGAAATAAAGAAGAAACACAGCGTCGAGATCAACCTCAAGATAGCCAACAACCTTGTGGCCGTCAACAGTCTCAAGAACTACAGGGTACAGAACGACGAGATCCTATTTGTGTTCGGAGCCTCGCTGTACAAGAAGTTCCTTGTCGACATAAACGAGTTCTACAAAGAAGACAGGAAAGAGGTTCACAAGTTCTCTTACTTCATCAAGAGCAGCGGGATACACTACTTCATCGCCTTCATGCCACCGCTTGACTTCACAATGGC